CGGGCATCGGCGCGCGCCTCCTTTACGTCCCCTAATGGGGGACCGGGGGCCGCAGCCCCCGTGGGCTTCCGTTTTCAGAGCGGCACGTTTTACGCTCTGGCGCGGCAGCGCAATTCCCTATATATCCGCGCGAAGCGCGGCGCGTATATTTTTTCAAAATAACGCATTTCGTTATTTTCTCCCGTTTTCAGACCTTCTCAGCGCATAGACAGTATAATTCTCGACGGGATTGTCTGCGCAGCTTGTGCGGTGCTTTGGGCTTCACGTGAACTCGAATTCTGGCTGGTGTGTTCTCTGCGTCGGCGGCTACTACAGGAATGATGCTGCGAACTGCGGCCTGTTCTTTTTCAATGGCAACTACAATTCGTCCAACGCGAACTCGAACATCGGCGCGCGCCTACTTGTTTGTATGCTCCATTTTTTGCGCAGGCTCTCCCTCACCGCTTGGTGGAAATATTGCCGCTACAGGACGGGCTCTAGTACGACCGCAAGGTATCTGGAAAGACCCCGATGGCAAACAAGGAGCGAGGCAAATGCCAAAAAGAAAAGGATTCCTGTATGAATGGATGTGTGACAAAGAACACATCCGCGAAGCCATTGTGTTTGGCGCGAAAGACAAACACGATCGGCGCGACGTAAGGAGGGTGCTGGCCGACGTGGACGGCTACACGGACCGCGTCTATGATCTTCTGCAGACGCAGACTTTCGCCCCAGCCCAGCCGAAGAAGCGCAAGATCTTCGACAACAGCAGCCGAAAGTGGAGAGAGATCGAATACGTTCCGTTCTTCCCCGACGGCATCGTCCACACGTTGGTGGTCTTGGCGGCGGCGCCGGTCTTCCTGCGCGGGATGAATTACTGGTGCTGCGCATCAGTACCGGGGCGCGGCGGAAAGCACGCGCTTCGGCGCTGCAAGCGTGTCATTCACCACGACAAAAAAGGAAGCCGGTACGTCTGCAAAATGGACGTTCACCACTTCTACCATTCTGTCGACCGCCGCAAGCTGATCTGGATGCTGGCGCACAAGATCAAGGACAAGAAGTATCTAAAGCTGACGTGGGAGATCCTGCAAACCTGCGAACAGGGGCTGGCCATTGGCTTTTTCATCTGCCAGTGGCTCGCAAATTTCTATCTTGAGCCGCTCGACCGTTACATTACGACGCTCGACGGTGTGAAGTACAGCGTGCGATACATGGATGATATTGTCCTCTTTGGCCCGAACAAAAAGAAGCTGCACCGTGCGCGGAAAGCGATTGCCGAGTATCTGCAAAAGCGGCTGCGGCTGCAGATGAAGGGCAACTGGCAGGTGTTCCCGTTGAAAGTGCGGCCGCTGGATTACGTCGGGTATCGCTTTTACCGCGATTATACTACCATGCGCCGAAAAAACTTCCTGCGCTTTACGCGCCAATGCCGCAAGGTGCGCAAGAAGATCGAGCGTCACCAGCGGATCGCGTATCGGACGGCATCGGGGCTTTTGAGCCGGATCGGCCAGCTCAAGCATTGCAATTCCGCTGCGGCGCGGAAAAAGTATGTTGACCCCATCGGGGTACGAATCTTGAAGGAGGTTGTGCGAAATGAAAGTAAGAGGCGACAATGCGCCGGCAAATGCGTTCTCGCTGGAGGAGCAGCCTGACAAGCCCGGCTACTGCCTTGTGCGGTTCTATGAGAACGTAGCTCCGTTCTCGGAAACGCAGGGCGAGCTGACGATCTCCGGCTTCGAGTACGATGAGTATTATCTGGAACTGCCATTCTATGACGGGATCTATGATGATATTCTCGGCAGCTTCGACGGCTATTTCGCGCAGGCGAAGCTGGCCGAAGCCGAAAAGGAGACCATTCCGAAGCTGAAACAGCAGGTAAGCGACCTGCAAAGCGTCAATGAAGGACTGTCCGCACAGATCACGCAGGCGCAGCTTGCGCTCTGTGACGTCTATGAGCTTGTGATCGGAGGTTGATGGATATGGCGAAAGTGTATGCCGAGCTGATCCGAAAGGGGCTGAAAACACTTGATGATGTGCCGGAACGACTGCGTGAGGAAGTCCGGCGTATCCTTGAAGAAGATGAGGTCGAGGGCGTATGAAGCGCCTTCGACTTTTTCTTTTGACCATTCTGTGTAGAAAGGAGGTCGCTGATATGGCAATCGTGTATGCGACGTTGATCGTCAAGGGCAAAAAGACGCTCGACCAGGTGCCGGCTCTCATCAAGCCGCAGGTCGAGGAAATCCTGAAGGATCTCGAAGTAGAGATCTGACACGCAGCAGGAGGGGCGGCACGGTCTGCCTCTCCTGCATTTTGCAAGTAGAGGTGAAAGTGATTATGACAATCAACGCTGGTGAGTTTCTGATCGCGTTTGTCGCGGCTATGGGGATTCCGTCCGCCATCATGGGCTTTATCGTCTGGAAACTGGAACGGAAAATTGCGGCGCGTGATAAGCGCGCCGAAGAGCAGGAGGAAGCGCAGAAAGACTTCTTTCTGCTCATGGTGCAGAGTACAGGCGCAGCAATCGCGCTCGGCGAAGCAACCGCCAAGGCGGTACAGCGCATTCCAGACGTGAACTGCAACGGCGATATGCACGATGCTCTGAACTACGCAGCCAACATCAAGCATAAGCAGAAGGATTTTTTGACAAAGCAGGGCATTCACGCCCTGTATGACTAAGGAGGAACACGATTCATGGAATACAACATTACCACCATCATTCAGGCGGTATTTGCGCTGATCGCAGCAGTCATTACCGTCATTGTCATTCCGTACATCAAGAGCAAGACCACAGCCCAGCAGCAGGCAGAAATCAACGCATGGGTGAAGATTGCCGTATCTGCCGCAGAGCAGATTTACAACGGCTCCGGTCGCGGTCCTGAGAAGAAAGCGTATGTCTTGGAATGGCTCAAGCAGCGCGGCATTACGGTTGACGAAGCCAAACTGGACGCTATGATCGAGTCCGCCGTTTATGAATTGAAAAGCGGCGTTTTGGCTGTCGGTGAGCTTTCGACCTCCGGGGGCGACGAAACATGAGCGTACGCATCGGGCAGGCGTCGCTCGGCGAAACCGGCGCACATGGGCAGAAGCCCGGTAATCAGACCGGCCGCGAATTAAACTTCGCGCATTGGTACTCTGGAAGCTGGCTCGGCGTTCTCCGGTTCAAGGACCGCAGGAAAGCCGAGCTGGCCGCGCAGGCGTGCGAAGCTGGTGTCGGCAACAAGAACATCGGGTACGATCAGGACGGTCGCAACACAGCCTACGTCGCTGCGGAAGCGGTAGACTTCATTCTGAGCAAGATCGCAAAGCCCGTAGAAACGGACTGCAGCGCGTTTATGATGCTCTGCGCAATTTCCGCTGGCGTCGACGCCCTGAAAGAAACCTACCGCAAGCAGGGCAATTCCTGCACGACCTACTGCATGATGCGCTGCTTCCCTGCGACGGGAGAATTTGAACTGCTGACTGACCGGAAGTACCTGACATCTGACGCCTACCTGCGCCGGGGTGATATTCTGGTATCGTCCGGGCATACGGTCATGGTGTTGGAAAACGGAGAAAAGGAGGACGACGATATGGACAAGGCAACCTTCACAGAGCTTTTCCGAGAGATGCGGAAAGATCTGCAGGACAACGATTGCAGTGATTGGAGCGAAGCCGCCCGCAAGTGGGCGGTTGACAACGGCATCGTGCAGGGCGGCGCGCCGCTGCCTGACGGCTCTGCAAACTTCATGTGGCAGGACATGATGACGCGCGAGCAGCTTGTCACGGTTCTGTACCGCTTCGCACAGAAGCTCGGCGTGGGCTGATGGCGCAGAAAAGGCGCAGGCGAAAGAAGTCGGATGCGAGCAAAAAGTTTTTCGTCCTGCTTGTTCTGTCCGGCTTATTCATCACGCAGGAATGCGTATTTTTGATGTATCTCTGCATCAGCTTAAGCTATACGGCTGCGGCGGCATGGCTGACAGCGGCGCTCGGCTTGGCGCAGGTTATCATCATCGCAGCCTGCAACGGCTATTTTGGGCTTGCCAAGTCCGACCACAAGCGCGGCGGCATCACATTTGAAGCTGCAAAGGCAAACAACTTTCAAGAACAGTACGACGTGGACAGCGCCTATATCTGACCGCACGAACAAACCCCTCGCATGGCAGGAATGTCATGTGAGGGGTTTTCTTTTTTGCGCGGCTTTGGCGGCTCGCTACGCCGTTTTTATATTTGCCCATTGATTCTCTCGTCGCTTTGCGCTGCCTAAACTTGCAAGTCCAACAGCGACGCGACAGATGGGCTTCGGCGGCAACTAACGTTTCTTACGCACGCGAACGCGCTTCTTTGTGTTCCACTCGGCAATTACCGCGCTGATCCTGTCGGCGAGGAAATAGCTTCGTGAGCAGATCATGCGGTCGATACAGGCTATTTCTTCTTGCGATAAACTTCGCAAGGCATCGACCGCTTTGTATGACAGCCCCAGCTCATCCGCAGCAGCAGGAGTTCTTTCTGGTGCGCCCGTTAATCCGAGCAGCCAGTCAGATGATACACCGAAAAACTCAGACAGCCTTGCAAGGTACTCTGTTTTCAGATCGCGTGTACCGTTTTCCCATTGTGTGATAGTCTCCCGGCGAACGACCAAGCCGAGCTTTGCAAGCTCGTCGGACAGAGCTTTTTGAGATAGACCGCGAGCTTCGCGGAGAAAGGTGATTCGTTCCCCGACTGCTTTTCTGGTTACAAACCTATCTTTGCCGCTAGGAGCAGATTCTTGATTGTCCACTTTTTTGATGCCTCCTATTCTTCAATGGCTCAGAACGGCCATGTGTCACGCTTCGGAACAAACTCAATGATGGTATTCTCTGGGATTGGGTCACACGGTTCGCCATCAAAAGCATTTCCATACTTCGTGCAGATGTCCGCCGGTCTGCTTCTACGCGGGTCAACGTCAACATACAGCTTCCCGTCGCACTCATACACGGGGCGATCCCAGCTATCACGTCCCAATAAGCGAAGCGTCAGCTTCGGTGCAGCGCAAAACTCTTCATAGCTCATGTTCCCCGCTGCTTTCATTGCGGAGCTGGCAACAGCCAGCTCATCGGGTGTCCAGTCTTTACTCATGCTCAATAGTCCTCCTCAATACATTCATCCGCTTCGGTGTAATATGCTCCGTCGTAGCCTTTTGCCATGACCTTTTCGTAGCAGCCGAAGCAGACCAGTCGGAAAGTGATGCCGTGGCAGTCGCGCGTAAAGGTCATGTCCTCCCGCAGAAACTCGCCCTTGCAGACTGGGCATTCAATCTTCCGCACTTCCTCCCAGCCGGCGTCTTCCAGATCGTCGAAGCCGTTCCAAACGTCCTCCAAGACGATCTGCTTTTCCTCGTTGACAATCAGGCACGCGGCTTCGTCGCCGTAAAGTTCGCTTTCGAGCAGGAACAGGTGCGCGGTAAGCGTTTCCGGTTTGCCGTCCACGTCCGGGGTAATCTTATAATCGCCCTCGTCAATGACGTACCACGTTCCCTTGTGACCGGTGATCTCAATGCCGCCGCTGCTACGATCCAGCTTTTTACTCATCGTCATCGTCCTTCCCATAGTCCTCTTCAAAGCGACCCTCGGTAATGCCGCCGTAGGTGTAGCCGTTGTCAAAACTTAGATAGACCGGCGTATCTTCATCGTACTGGGCGAGGAAGTTGATCAACTCGCCAGCAGTCATTGTTCTGTGAATCTGGTCAATGCCGTAGCCTTCGCGGAAGGTGGAATAAATCAATTTTTCCATGATAAGCCTTTCTCCCCGTCATGCCGATAGGTCAGCCTTGGATTTACAGTTTGCAGAGGTCTTTGAAGTCGTTGGCAATATTTTCGATGACCTGCGCAGTGCTGTAGTAACGGGTCGGGTTGTCCTGCTTGGCAGCGTCCATGAGCATTGAGAGAAATTCTTCCGCTTCCATGCGGTCGATGATGATTTTATCGTCCATGCTCGCTCCTTTCACTCAATGGCAGCTTCGATGCTACTGATGACTTCCTCTAGGTTATCTACGGCTTCGGAGAGGTTGTCGCAGGCCTCGTCTGCCTTTTCATAGCGTTCGCTCTCCTGCATATTCTCAGGGATATTGTCGCGGTACTCTTCCTCCTCAGCCTGGAGGTCTTCGAGGCTGCCTTTCAGTTCCTCCAGCTGGTCGATGATGCTCTGCAGGCTCTTTCTGCGGATTTTGTTCATGGTCAAACCTCCATCTTCTTGACGATTACAGTAATGCCTACGAAATTCCCGATAGCGGGATAGTGCTCGGGGTAAACCTCCACGACCTCATAGGCCGCTGCGGTGTGAAGCGTGATCTCCTTAGCCGGTCCGAAGTAAATGCCCTCGGAGTTGGACGGGTCTTCTGCGATCCAAACTGTGGTGTTTTCGTACACCTTGTAGAGCAGATCAGTCAGTCTCATATCATCCTCTTTCTGCCCTCGTGACCTCCGGGGCGGGCGATGGTTTAGCAGCAGTAGAAGCGAAGCTCGCCGTTGACCAGCTCATACATGAAGCAGGCGCAGTCAAAGCGGACGTAGTTCCAGTCGGTGGATTCGTACACAGGCGCGCGGTCGAAGGTGCCGGACTTGCGAAGGTGGCTGTGCTTATTGACCTCGTAGGTGTTGACCTCGTGCAGAATGTGAATCTTCTCGGGAGCGAAGCCGCACTCGTCAGCGATAAACGCCTTGGCCTCCTCGTCGGTCATCGTCTTGCCACAGTTGGCAAGGTGGTCGTAGTCGCTCTGGCTCATGTTCGTTCCGGTGCCGGTGCTGGGCTTCCACTCAAGCTCACGATCCAGCTCGGCAGTCAGGTCGTTGATCTGCTTCTCGCGAGCTTCCATCTCGGTCTTATGCTGCTTTTCCATCTCGACCAACTGGCTCTTGAGCTGTGCAATTTCTTCGGCTCTTTCCTTGTAGATTTTCTTTTCGCCGCCGTTCTTCACGAACGCCTTGCAGAATTCGTCTTTGTTGCCATTGAAGTCGTAGTAGGCTTTTTCAATCTTCGCATACTCGCTGGCGGTCGGCTCGAAGCCGGTGCGCTCGATAAACTCAGAAATCATCATTTTGTGTTCCTCCTTGATATTTTTGCCTTACTCGGTTATAATCAAGGTGGCCGGGGTAAGGCTCCCGGCTCACCTTTTGGGGTGTTTGAGTAGCGGGTCTGTGGAAGGGGCCGCTACTCTTTTTATTTACTCATCCATGATGCGCTTGACGCTTTCGCGGAGTTCTTCGAGCGTTTCGCACTTCTCGATGAGTTCGAGGATTGCTTTCAGCAACGCCTCGGTGACGTTCACGTCGTTCATTCACCTCGCTCCTTTCAAAAAGCTGTTCGGCTTTGCCTTACTCTCATATATTAAACTATTTAGTTGAAAATGTCAACCCTTTATTTTAACTTTTTCGGATATTTTTGAAAAAATTTATTTGACAATATCAACTGAAAGGTTTATTATATGAGACATGGAAGGAGGGATAGCGTGACAGCACGGCAGGTTATCGAAATGGCGGTGGCATACGCAGGGATTTCAAATTCCGAATTGGCGCGTAGGCTCGATTGGTCACCCCAGCTTTTGAACAAACGGCTCAACACGGGGAAATTCACTGTTGAAGAATGGACGCAGATCGGGGAGGCCCTCGGAGCGAAAGCGCGAGTTGGATTCGATTTTCCCGACGGGAAAGAAATTTAGGGAGGAGCGCCATGTACGAAGATTTCAAAGAACGCGGTATCAGACGGACAATCATTTCCTTTGACCCGTTTCTAAAGCGCGAAGATGTGCGCGGGCTGACCGATGCGCAGGTCGGCAAGAAATTCGGTCTGGCAACGAAGACCGTCAAGGCGATGCGGCTGCATCAGGACGTTCCCTTTGAGACGATCCAGATCCTGTGTCACCAGCTCCAATGCCAGCCCGGCGACGTTCTGAACGCCATAGAGGTCTATACGATTCCCGCAAAAGGAGAAAGCCCGGACGCATGGTAAGCGTCCGGGCTTCGGGGAGCAAGTCAGCGTTTGGTATGTAATTCAAAGCCGGTCCGTGTCCGTACCCGCGGTTCGCTGTTCGGAATGCGGATAATCAGATCTTCGAGATCGCAGTCCGGCGCTTCGCATATCAAATCCAAATGCTCAAGGTTGACGCGCTCGGCGAATTCGTGGTAGTAGTCGTTGATGGTAGACGGACGTATGCCAGTTCATCCTGAGATATGTTGAGTTCTTCTCTTTTGAATTTAATGCGTTCA